AGAATCAAATATCATGTAGTGCAAAGGCCCGGCATTTCCAGGTAGCGGATTTGTAAAGCACCATCCGGGATTTAAATGGATCTGGACCCGGCGCCCGGTCTGGACTTGTTTTTCTATTTTCGTTTCCATGGGATGCCCCCTGTTATTAGGTTATGATCCATATTAAAATAAAACGCAGTGGATTACAAGATAAAAAAATGAAAAAAAAATTAATTTGAGCTTGAATGTCAATCAACAAATAGTGTACAAGTAAACAGTATCGGGATTTACCCGACAAAACCAATAATTTTTTAAAAAGGAACACAAAACATGAGCGCAAAAGAACTTTCACGAGAATGTTTAAAAAAGGTTATACCCATTACAGACGATGTACACCGGGCATTAAAACAAATGGCACTGGACAGGGAACAACCCTTAATGCAGCTGGCACACGGGATTTTTCTGCAATATCTGGAATCACAGGAGCGCATGAAAGAACTGATTAAAAAATTCCCGGATCTGGACACGGAAAGAAGTTTTGTCATAGACGAAGATCCAGCAGAACTGCATAAATTCCTTGTCAGGAAAACTATCCTACAGGTCGCTGCAAGCGTAGGTATTGACCCGGAGCTTGTAACAATCAATGGAATTACAATCACGGAAGAAGAAAAGGAAACAGCAGATGTATAAACACAAAAAAGCGAAAACCCATACCGGGGCGGGTATGGGTTTCCAAATTTGGGGCTGCTTCAAAGCAACTAAGATATGATCACTATACTCTATAGTGCCGCTTGTAGCAAGCCCTAAAATTAAAATTTTTACAAGCTAAATATTTAATTTTGGAGGCACACATGAAACCCATATCAAAAAAACGACAAGACCAGATCTGTTTACAAATATATGAAACCGTCCGGGCATGGACCAGGACCCGCGGAGGCATAACTTATCAAGAATTGAAATCCATTATTGCAGAAAAGGAAAACGTCCGAGCGGATGAACTGCACCGCATGCTTTGTTATATAAAAACATTGTTCCTGGTAAAAATACAGATTCAAGGCATTACCCTGGCCACCCACGACGCGGGGGGGTTCCATGAAATCTATTGAAGAACTGATGGAAACCCCGGCCCCGGATGTTCTGGAAGATGCGGAAAAGACACCGGCTGAAATCTTTTTTGATCAGCTGTACCGGGACAAAATTGAAGACGAGTTTGCACATGAACACGACTATTTCAGCTTGTGGACATGTGACGGTTGGAGCAGTGAAACACCACCAAAGGCGAAGAACTTTAATCAGGTTGGATTCTTTCAGGACCCTGATAAGGCCCTGGAAATCGTCAACAAAAACCTTGATAGAGATCTATGGATTCAAGTTTGCCTAAGCAACGGCAAATCAAAAGCAGAAGTGAACGCCTCCCAGGCCCCGGGGTTTTGGTTGGAGATAGATTTCAAAAACCTGAAAGACCCGGGAACAATGGAACAGGCGATTTATAATTGCCAACCCATCAAGCCAAACCTTGTCATTCATTCCGGGAACGGATGTCATGCTTATTTTTTGTTTGCAGAACTCCTGAACATTATCAAGGGTGCTACAAAGAAAAAGTTTAAAGGCTTTAACGAACTGATGAAAAATATCGTCGAAGCCAACGCCCGGCCCTATTTAAAAGAAGGTACAAAACTGGATTCCATCCAGGATGTGGGAAGAATCCTAAGAGTGCCCGGAACAGTCAACCGTAAGGACCCGGCCCATGTAAAGCCTGTGGAAATCAGCCCTAAAATCCTTGTGACCGATGACTTACAAAGATTTAGTTATGATGCCATTTGTAACCACATGATAGACATTGCCCGAGATCAAAACATTGAGATCCCCGACGGATGTATTGACATGCCAAGCGATAACACCGCACCGCCGGCACCGCCCTTGAACGGAAACAGCAGCAAGGCAACGTCCACAGCGGAGAAATACGCAGCATTGCCAAAACTGGCCAAGCAAATTACGAAGGAGCTTGAAACTGATTTTTTAAACAAGCCGGATTTTTTCGACCACCTGGCAGCCAAGTATAAAAACATCATAAAGCGGCTGCATGGTAAAACCGGCTTTAAAGAGGCATGGGACCGGACAAAGGAGCTACCGAACAGTAAAAACAAACGCTCCGAATATGACCTTAGCATTGCAAGCTATCTGCAAAGCAACGGATGCAGTAACCAGCAAATATTTGAAATCATCATGTATAACCGGCAGCTGCACAATATTAAACTGGATTTGAAAAACGTACAAAAATATGCGCGGACAATTGCAAAGGTAACCCTTTTCCCCATGAACTCACGGGGAAAAAAGCCCGGAATCCTGGACGTTGACACCCTGGAAGAAGCCTTTGAGAAAGGCCAAGAAGGTATTGCAGGATTGTTTGTACAACTATCAGATGATAGCTTTTATTTTGACCCTGTTCAGATCATTCAGGAAGAAAGCCCCTGGTGGATATGGGACAAACACAAGTTTATCCCGGACATCACAAACCGACGCTTGAGAGTAATCTCTCAATGTATTGATGAGTTTGACACCCTGAAAAGACATTACATGGATCAGTTGGGGAAGGCCCTGATGGCAGAAGAAAAAGCCAAGGCCAACACCTATAAGAAAAAACTAAACGATCTGGAAAAGGACTTGAAGGAATGGAGAAAGATCACGACACAGAAACGCATTGCAGAAAATGCGATTTCAAAATCTGATGATATTGTTAAATATACATGGGATAAGTATGAACTCATGCTACCATGCAAAAACGGTATCTATGATCTAAAAAAGGATGTATTCATACCACAGCCAGACAAGACCATATTAAACCGGATGTCAACAAACGTTGACTATGATCCAGATGCGACATGCCCCAACTTTTTAAAACCCATCAAGGATAATTTCGCGCATCATCCAGGAATGGAGCGATATGTACAAAAGCTATTAGGTTATGCGATAGCACGGAAACCAATAGAAAATCTTGTCGCTGTTTTTTACGGCCCTGGTGGACAGAACGGAAAAGGGACGACACTCAATGCAGTTATGGCAGCCCTTGGAGATTTTTCCCATGTCATGAAACCAACGGTCATTGTTGAGTCAAAAATAAAAAAACAGGCGGGAGCCAACACCCCGGAGATTGCATCCCTGCCAGAAAAGGCAATAGTTACAATACCAGAAACAGGCAAAAACAAGATTGATTATGCAGAAGTATGTAACTTTACCGGGCAAGATAAATTGCCGTGTTTAGGGAAGTGGCGGAAAAAAGAAATACACTTTGACCAGAAATTTGTCATGTTTATCAATACAAACAACCGGCCCACAGCATCAAAGGAACATGCCGCCTACTGGAAACGCGTTCATATATTAAAGTTTGAAATCGAATATATTACAAAATCAGAATATGAAGAACTGGAAGCCAAGAAACAATTGAAATGGTATCACCGAAAACGTGACGCAAATATGATTTCAGAGGTAAACAAAGAGCTACCCGGTATTTTAAACTATTTGATTGAAGGCTACCGGCTTTACAAGACAGAAGGACTTGACCAGCCCCAATGGGTCAGGGAGCAGAAAATGTTATACCGTAATATGTCTGATGGCATTGAAAAATTCTTTGATCATGGCATAGCTGAGTTTGACGAGAATTTTCAAGCATCCACAGCGGAGGTATTCCGGCATTATCAAACCTTCTGTGAAAAGAATCTTATCAAGGAATCTATTCAGACACCGGCAAAGTTTACAAAGGAAATAAAAAATAGGTTTGCTGCAAGGTTAGGAAACCCCCCGGTAAAACAGGGACTCCCAAACACGGGAGGGACACAAAAGCCATGTAAATGCTTTGTTGGAATTAAGATAGAAGACGAAGAATAACCGCAAAATAGAGCCACTATAACCACAGGGAGCAGGGGAAAGAAAACCTTGTTCCCTTTCTTTTTGGGCAGAGCTAAAAAAAAGTGAAAAAAAGTGAAAATGATTTACAGCTGGAAAGCCACTAATCACAAGGGTTTTCAGCTGCATAAAAAAAACCCCGAAAAAGTGAAAAAAAGTGAAAACGCTTGAAAGCCGCACGCGGTGCCTTTCCACAAGGAAAGTTTTCCCTTTTCACTTTTATTTAACTTATAGTTAGTGATCAAAAGTTAAAAAAAAAATACATAGCATACTTAGGAGATACAAAAAAAGTGAAAAGTGAAAATATAGAGGTTAAGTATTTGATTTTAAAGAAAATAGACGACGTTCGTTTTTTAGGTCATTTTCACTTTTTATTTTTGTGGACCCTCCCCGAAGCCGAAAAGGGGAAACCTCACCCCACGGCTGCCCGGCCCCTGCACCATTTGACATATTGCGCACTATGTCAAAATATGCGATTATACAAACACTTGAACCTTTACGAAACGGAGTATTGACAATGCCAAACACACAGAAACTCAGTGATTCAGATAGTCCAGACACACAAACAAAAACCCCGAAAAAGGGCGGACGCCCGAAGAAAGATCCCCTTGTGGATCTCAAAGCAGCCACCGGAGCGATTAAGATCAGCCCCCATATGTTACTTTCCAAGCAGGTACGGAACCTGGATGCAGCCATACAGCAGCAGCCCGTTGAAACAGTGGAAAGCATTCTTACGAATTCCGTCGCGGTCTTGACCGTCATTGCCAATTCTATTTTAAAAGAAGCAGTGGGAGATGGCCAGATCATGGATTCAAATATGAACGTAAAGCGACTATTGAGAGACAAAAATTATCTGGCATTCTCCACGGCTCAACGCCAGGCTGCCAGTCAGCTGTTGGCCCTCCAGAAGTACAAGGACAAACGAGCCGACCAGGAGAAACGCGAAGCAGCGAAACAGAAGCCAATCAAACCATCCAAGCAGGACGATCTGGATATTCTCCTAAGCTAAAGCCCGATAATTTCCAATTATGTAAACTTCATAAAAACCCGGGACCTGACCAACGGAGATAAGCCGGGGTTTTAGAGGATTACGACTTTTTATATATTTGCTCCACTCAGCCCGGAAACGTGAGTTTTTATAAAGCCAAAAACCCACGTTTCCGCCGATTAGATCAAAAAAACACTCCCCCTCTTATCTCCTGTGGATTGTTTTTTACGGCTTCACACCACCTAACCCCTTGAATCCTTTCAGGGTGAACGTCCCGGACCCCCCACCAAACAGACCAGGACCCCGACCGACCCGGCCGGCCTGATTTCTTACAGCTGTGATCCCGGCTTTTAAACTCTGTCATCCTGATAGACTCCACCTATGCCGGCCGGGTCTGCCGTGGTCCCGCCGGCCTTCGGCTGCCGGGACCACGGCCCCGCCGGCCTGGTCAATTTAACAGTGAAAGTCTGTCACACTTCCAGGGTATTTGATTCCAGATCCCTGGATATGGATCTGGTCATGGTCATGGCTCCCAGGGTATTCCTGTTCATCCATGTTTTTATTTGTTTGGATTGCATAGGCACATAGGGAGGCGGGGATCTACTCAGGGACCGGCCGACCAACTGGCCATATTTATGATAGCAATGCGCCCTGACGGGCTTTTGCTCTCATAAATGGCCAGTAAGTCGGCCGGTCCCTTCATGCGATCTAACCCGCGACATGATGCCTGCCGGCGGCCCATTGCATGGAGCATTTGTTCCGTGCTAAGGCACGGTGGCAGTCGCGATGCTGAACAAATATCCAACCTATGACCGGCCCGGCTGCCAGATCAAAAAAAAGATTTACATAACAGGACGTTATCCGACAGTCTAACTGTCTGTAAGCCCGGCTTTCAGGTCACGCCTGAACGGCGCGCCCTGTCGGTCGCTTACGCTCCCTTTACGCCGGGCAACAGACACTAAGACCGTCCGATAACGCTCCGTTATGTATTCCCTGCGCTTACCAATCCACAAGATCCACGGCCCCGACATCATGGAACAATCCACAGAAACAACTGCCCCGGCTTCGAACCGCTCCGGAACTTTTTTTTGCCCTGGCAGCACGGGCCTCCCAGCATCACTACTCAGTATTCCATGGCATCACAGATGCCCATGGATGGACCTCTACGGCCGGGCAGCCATGGCATAGCTCCGCCAGTGGGGAAAAAGCACCCCCACTGACACCGCATGCCATGACAACCCGGCCTCCGAGTAAGGAAAAGGCCATTGCCTCCGGCGGTATGTGTTCCGCTCTATGGAGCGGTAAGCGCTCTGAACGAGCGCTTGCCCGTCGCTTACGCTCCGGGCGGCCTGGCTGTTTGGTAATAGACCCCCCTGTATACCTTTTTATAGATAGTAGATTGAAGATGTTTACCACCCAACACACAATCTCAAAATTTTAAAATCTCCAAATCTCAAAACCCCCATTCATCCAAACTAACGCGCGCACCACCACCCGACACATACCAGCATTACAGCGCGCTTGTTAGGCTAATTTATTTTTGTCGCGGTTTTTTGGATTATATAGACACGTAGTTTTTCAGATGTTCCCCAAAAAACCACAACAAAAAAAATTACCCATGAAACATCTTACAGTTTTGTATTTTTTTTTGATTTTTGATTTTGGAGTTTTAAAGAGGATTTGAATCCCATTTAGAATATGGGATTTTTACACATTTTAAAGGTGAGGAATCCCGGCTTTAAAAACCCGGCTGCATGGGAGCTTGGCTAACCACAGGGCAGCAGGGAAACCAGGTTGGTCAAAAATGACCAGCAACCCGAAACCCCTACAGCACCAGGCGTTTCAGGTGGCGACAAGTGGTGACATTTCAAACCCGGCTGCATGGGAGCTTGGCTAACCACAGGACAGCAGAAACCTATGAAACCACGGACGTCCCAACCCGGACAAACTCCTTAAAAAACTGCCCAACCTCGATTTCACCATCGAGCGACAACCTGACATAGTCTTGAAACATATCTTGAACTTGATGGTATGACCCGCACCGATTAGAGCAACTAACGATATGATCCCCGCCCAATAGGATGCACTGCCCTCTGTGGATTTTGTGGGTGTTACATTGCAGGATATCCAGGGAATACAGATCCAGTTGAAACCTTGAAAGCCCATACAGTGCCCATGCCGTACTAAAAACAGTGTCATCATGCCCCGAACGCGCACCATGACCGAAGGAATAGTTACCATTTTTCAATTCCTTGATTCTAAAGTGTGACAATTCTTGTTTGAACGTCTTCAAATCCTTGGAGAAATAGAACCGACGTTCCTGCATTAATCTGTGGAACTCTGGAAAGATAAGATTCTGTGTTTGCGACGTTGGAGCAACGACCTTATACGCAATCCCTGATTTTGTCAAAAACTCCTGAATTTCACCGGAGATATGGAAATCTTCCAGAAAACAGCTATCCAGCCCATATCTTTTGTGGCTGTCCAGAATCATTTTTTTCAGTGCTTTATCTGTATTGAGTTTCAAGACAGTTTGCTGCAATACATAATATTCCGCTTCGTCAGCAGGACGCGCGACCTTTAATACAACCGTCCAGACCGTACTATCACCTGTCAGACCAGGTATTATTTTCTTTGCCCTGTCCAGACCCCCACCGATTTTGTATTTCCTGCCCTTGATAATGTCCTGGATATCCTGAACTGGTACATGGTAATCCTGGCATGCGGATTCTATGGCATCATTACTAAATAACCGATTGACACCACTGGACCTTTGCCCCAGGAGGTCGCGTTTCACAGCCAGCGGGTTTGTCTTTGCCATGCGGATTGCTGTTTTTCGATTGATCCAGGCAGGAGCATTTTTTATGTAGTCTTCCATGTCCCGATACGACACCGCTTGGCAATATATCGTCTTGTCATTGCTTGCCGATTGTTCCAAGAGGTGAACCGGCCCGCCTGATTCATCCACATTGGAATCAATCAAAACCTTTGTTTCCTCCTGATCTAACAAGCCCCCCTGAAAAGCTTCATATGCCGTAAGGTCATTAAAATTATGGAAATCCGAAACCCAAAGGATATCAGTTTTATCACCGAACGCACCCAGGCCCAAAGATCCAGTTGCTAACTGGATTCTATTTTCAAAGGCAGCGATATAGATAAGGTTATTCCATTGCGTGGCCTCCGGGATCAGCTTGGAGAGCTTCGGAGTTTTACGGATAATATTTTTTAACGGCTGTAGCATTGTCCGTTTGCCGTGGTCCTCAGTGCAGCCCAACAGCTGAACAGTAAAGTTTTGATAAGCACATACAAAATACAAGACAAGCATTTGATGGACAGTTGATTTCCCATGCCGCCGCGGCTGGACTGATAGACAGATCTGGACATCACCCTGAAAGGCATTGACGATATACCGGATCTGCGCGGCTGTGGGTTTCCATATCTCATATTTTTTGTTTGGCCCCAGGACAACCGGCTGGAAGTATTTTTTCCAGGCAAAGAACCCTGCCAGCCCCCGCCATTTTGCTTGGATTCTGTCCTTATCTTCTGTGGATTTACTCATGGATTTTACCTTTAGGTCATAAATAAGTTATATTTTCAGACAATTATAAAAGAATAATATCGTATTTATTACATAGACCTCAAAACCGAGGAAAAACCATGTTAACATTCGACCCAGCAACCACAGACACAAGCCGAAAGACAGACGCAGTTAAACGCTTGGATTTTTATCTGGATAATACAGAGCCATATGTCAGGGATTATTTAGCAGCGACTTTCCCAACCACGGAAAAAGACCTGTTCCCGGCATTCTTTAATATCGTTAAAAAGATCATAAATCTCTTATCGAGCGTTTACGGAGAACCCGCGAACAGATCCTTGATAGACGCTACAGACAAGGACCTTGAGACATTCGATACGATAATCGACACGATGAATCTTGACGAGAAAATGAAAGTAGCAAACCGTTATACGAACCTCTTAAAAACGATCCTGTTAAAACCGACCTGGCGGAACGACCGGATGGAATTGGATATTTTTACAGGCGACATCCTGGACGTCGTCACCGGAAGCAGCTTGGAAGATATCCAGCAGGTAATTATAACCCACTACAGCACCACCGGCCGCCTGGAAGACATGAGCTTCACATCATGGACCCGGGAACAAGTGAACCAGTATGATTTTAACAGAACCCTGTTAACCAGCAGGGCGAACCCCTACCAGGTAATTCCCTTTGTCCCGATTCATGCCCGGCCCCCGGTACATGACTTTTGGACCCTTGGAGGCGATGACCTGGTAAACGCACAGGAAAGCATATACCAGCTTTTATCTGATCTGCTATTTGTCGTAAAATATCAAGGTTTTGGAGTTTCTGTATTGAAGGAACCGAGCAGCGACCATGCTATATTATCAGCAGATCAATTGATTGTAGCGCCGAACAGCACAATCAGGCTATCAAATAAAGACTCAGATTTTAAGATTGAGCAGCCAAAGGCACCAATCAAGGACGTAATCCAGCTTATAGAGTTTATCTTCCAGCAAACCGCCATCACCAACGGCCTGTCAGGTGGACAAGTGAGCATGAAGCAGAACCGACAGTCAGGAGCCAGCAAAGTTATAGCATCCGAAGAACTCAGAGAGATCAGAAGGAACCAGATTCCCACATACCAACGCGCAGAAACGCAGCTATTTGAATTGTGCAGGACTGTTTACAATACACACAATCCTTTCAGGCAGTTCTCAGCCTCCTGTGGATTTGAAATAAGTTTCCCTGAAATCAAACTCCACAAAAGCCAGCTGACACAAGAAAAACAAGCCGAGGCATGGGAAAGAGAATTGAAAATTGGAATTTCAAGCCCCGTTGAAATTTTAATGGAAAAGAACCCTGATTTAACGAGAGATCAGGCAATAAGGAAGCTTGAGATATTGAAACAAGAACGATTAACTTATATGGAGATTATTGAAAATGAGTGATACAGAGACAGATACAATTGCAGATACAACTGTAAAATTTACAGATGAAGAATACAAGAATCTTGAAACACAACTGAATAGAGCAAAGGAGGATTCAAAGGAAATTGAACAGGCTTTCCATGAAAGCCTAACAGATGACATGCGGGAGCTGATCCCGGCCGACTTAAATTTAAAACAGAAAATTATTTTAACTAATAAGCTGAAGGACAGATTTAAAGTTTTTGGGAAAAACACCGGCCCGGATGAACCCGCACCCAAAAGAAAACCGACCATGCCGGACATATCGGGGCTGTCCGGCATGGACCTCCTAAGAGCTGGACTAAGCCAGCCACAAAAATAACCAATAAACAAAGGAAATAAATATGTTAACAGCAGCAGAATTTGCCAGAAGGATTGTAAGCGATCCAATCCGACGCGCAACAATTGAACTTTACCCGGAGCACTCCAAAATACTTGACCTGCTCCCATTTGAAAATATCAGCGGGAACAGCTACACCCGGAATCTTGACGACGAAGACAACCCATCCGGAGTAGACACACGCGCGATAAACGACAATTATGTTGAATCAACCGGACTCACAAAAGCAGTCAGCAGAACCCTTATAATGATGGGAGGCACGGCAAAAATTGACCGCTATCATATCGCCACACAGAGCGGGAATGAAGTTGACCTTATGGCTGAAGAAATCAGAAAAAAGGTACAAGGATCTGCCCGCCTGTTTGATAAACTCTTTATCAAAGGCGATTCCGGCACAACCGCCACTGAATTTGACGGACTCCAGGCATCCGTAACATCTGGACAGACCCAGGCAATGGGAAGCACCGTGGGAGGCGATGTATTGACATTGACCGCCCTGGATGAACTCATTGACGCGATCCAGGGATCACCCAGCGTTTTGATCATGAACAAAAAAGCCCGACGGAAAGTAAATAATCTGATGAGAGCAGCCAACCAGGCAACAGAAGAAATCCGGGACGGATTCGGCCGCTTGATTCCATACTATGGCGGAATCCCGATTGTTGCCCTTGAAGTTGACCACGCATACGACGAGATCCTGGATTTTAACGAAGATGATTTTGACGGAGACGCGGCCCTTTGTACAAGCATCTACGCTGCCAAATTCGGCCCTGATGGACTCTATGGAATCCAGAGCAGCCCTCCCATTATTGACCAGCAAGGCTGGATAGGAAACAGTAAGCAGGTAGTCATTGACTGGTTTGTTAACATTCTTATCGGCAATCCAAAGGCAGTAGCACGCCTTTCAGCGGTTTTGCTTGAATAGATTTTACATTTTTTTGAATCTATAGTATATTGAAAACATGGTCATTGTAAAACGGGAGTTTACAAGGACCATGTAACCCTTGCCGGGGTTTTCCAATCAGGCAAAAAGCCGGAATGAACATCAATCCTCCATTCCGGCTTTTTGTTTTTTAAATTATTCCTTGCAAGTCTTCACACCTTTATATAATATAACTCAGCACATTGAAATTTTGAAATATCACGACTGCACCCGGAAAAACGGCCGCCAGAATATGGCCAAATTTTGAGTTTTAGACATGACCGCATACAGAGACATGCACCGAAAAGACCGGCTTTAAAATCAACAAATGCTAAGAGGCCCTAATAGCAATGATCCTGACAATAGCCAACCAGAAGGGTGGAACTGGAAAGACCACACTGGCCTTTAACCTGTCAATCATGAGATCCCGGAGGAAATCAGTACTTGCCATCGATCTGGACCCCCAGGAATCCCTAACGGATCTGTTTAATATCAGGCAGCAGTCACCACGGCCGCTTTGTATCCAGGCCCGGGGGAACCTTGCCGACGGCCTGGAAGCAGCAGCCCGGGACTTTGATGACATCATCATTGACATGCCCGGCGCGGATAACGACATGTTACTCCAGGCCCTATTACTATCTGATATTTTTTTAATCCCATTCCGAGCATCCCGGCTGGACTTCCTGGCCCTGGAAAACATTAACGCCCTGGCAGCAGCAGTGACAAAACAAAACCCGACCCTGAAAAGCCTGGCTGTCCTGACAATGGCACCGACAAATCCACAGGAGCGGGAGACCCGGAAAATCAAATACCAGTTTGAGCAGTACCAGAGTCTTAAACTCCTGCCATGCATGATACATGACCGGATGATATACCGGTCTTCTGTGGATGAAGGACTTGCGATATTTGAGACGAGAGACAAGAAAGCAATTGATGAAATTACAAACCTATATAAAAGGATATACTGACATGGCAAAAAAAAAACCAGAAGATTATGCAGCGAAATTCACGGAACCTGGAAAACCGGAACCAAAGAAACCGGAACCAGAAGAACCACAACGGACATGTTATTTTAAATTACCCGAATCAACATACAAAAAGTTTCAGCATTACATAATTGACAGCGGTTTACAGAAATCAGAATTTGCCAACCAGGCATTTTTACTTTACATGGACAAAAAATGACCCCCACAATGTGGTACATTTTCCCTGGTGCACTCGACCTTGATTTTTAAATGCCGAAAACCAGGACTGGTAAGGCTATGACCCCGATTTTGACCCCCCAAATCAGACAAGAAAAAAGGAAAAAAAATGACCTTTAGAAAAAAAATCTTCGCCCCAATCGAAAAAGAAACTTACGCCCTGGCAGCGCACAACGCCAAGGCCCTGGATTTAACAATCAGTGAATTTATTCAGATGGCCATTGAAGAATTCAGCGACATGCTGGACCAGTCAGAACGCGACCACGAACGCGCGGCATAGATACCACCCGACATAGATCAGCAAAAAAAAATCCACAAGGGATATCTCCCCTGTGGATTTTTTACGTTTTTTGGGTCAAAATTAGTGGGTCAAAATCAGGGTCAAAGCCCCGTCATTACTGGCTTTCGGCATTTTGAAATTGAGAGGCTAGCCACCAGGGAAAATATGTCACATTGTGGTACTTTTGCGCCAATCTACTTAGCCCCCAAAGCCATTAATTGCGGCATCACCTGGCAGTAATCACAGCTACACTTAACAGCAGCAGCAACCGCCGCGGCTGCTGCTGTTTCAGAATCAAATATCATGTAGTGCAAAGGCCCGGCATTTCCAGGTAGCGGATTTGTAAAGCACCATCCGGGATTTAAATGGATCTGGACCCGGCGCCCG